TATTTTTTTTTGATTAATATCAATAATATATCCGGAAATATTAAAAAACATATTTTATATACAATTAATATAAATAAATATTTAATTAAATTAAATCTGTAATTTCAAATTCATTTTCATTAATATTTAGATCATTTTTATCAGCAAATTCAGTAATATTCATATTCATTAAGTTATGATGCGAAACAACATTATTATTAATATTGTATACTGCAGATTTAAGTTTTAATCTTATTACTCGTTGAATATTAACTAAGAATATTATATTACGTAAAAATTTGTTATTATATACTAAAGTATTTTTAGTATCGTTAGTTAAATCTAATTTTTCCATTGTATTAATTAAATATTTAGGTGCTGATAAATATACATTTTTTAAATTACTTGTAGAATTTTCAGGTACTGATAAATATTTTGTAACTAAATTTTTATATCTATCTGCTGTATTATTATATGGATTAATATGATAAGGATCTTGTAATAAAACACTTAATAATTTATAATTTTCAAAATCTGTATATCTATTAGTATCATCTAAAGTTTGTTGAAATACATTAGAAACAACTTCATCAAAAGTTGATGCATAATTATAAATATTTATTAATGGAACTTCTCTTAATAATGCATGAATATTTATTGGCATAATATTTAAATCAATAATATTTAATATTCTAGCTTCATTTCTTTCTAATGAATAATCTTCTAAACTTTTATCTGAACATTTTGCATCTATTTTTAATATTTCATTTACAACTAATAATTTTTTATTATAATTAAATGAATTTTCAATCATACTAATTATAGTATTTAAATTATTATTATTTTGTAATGAAAAATAATAACCACCTGTAAATGGTTGAGCTTGTTGAGGAGGTTGTTGAGGAGGTTGTTGAGGTAGAGGAGGTTGTTGAGCTTGTTGAGCAGGTTGTTGAGCTTGTTGAGGAGGTTGTTGAGGTAGAGGAGGTTGTTGAGCTTGTTGTTGAGCTTGTTGAGCTGGTTGAGCTGGTTGAGCTTGTTGAGCTGGTTGAGCTTGTTGAGCTGGTTGAGCTTGTTGAGCTGGTTGATTTCTTCGAGCTCGTCGATTTCGAATAGCATTTAACATAGCATTTCCCATTATTCTTTGAGCTCTTCTTTGTTGAAGAGGTGGAAGAGCTGGTTGAGCTGGTTGAGCTTGGTTTTGAACAAACTTATAATATAAATTAGATTGAATATGTTTAGATACATATAAATAATTTACTAAATGAATATAATTAGATAAAAATTGATTTATTTTTTTTGAATCTAATGAATTTGTTGATAAAGAACTATTATTATATACTTTGACTTGTTCTTTTAACCATAAATAATTATTTATATCTTGATTTTTATCAATTGCATCATTATTTAAAATATAATTACTATAATTAATATATTTACTTTCATTAGTATTAATTCCATTAGGTAATAAATTTAGTTTATTATCAATATTATTAAGTATTGATATTGGCATATATGGTAATTCATTATTATTATTATAAAAATTTTTAATAAAATTATCATATACATTACCAAATTGAGAAACATAATTAATTTCAGATAAAACAATTTTTGCATCATTAATTAATGAACGAGAACCATTAATAATATTATTTAAAATAACATGGAAATTAGATTTATGATCATTATATTGGTTAGATCCATTTAATAAAGATTCTTTAAATGGAATTGGGTTATTTCCAGTATCATCAGTTAAATTATTATTATTTGTTGTATATATTGGATCAGGATTTCTATTAGCAGTTGGATCAGGAATAATAACATTAGGATTATCTAATATTTTTTTATATAATACACATTCTTTAATTAATTTATCAAAGTAGTTAATAAAAAATGGTAAATAAGTTTTATATTTTTCAATTTGTACAGATGATATATCTGATATATTATCAATTAAATGATATTTAATTGGTAATTGAACATTTAAATTACGAGTTAATAAAGTTCTAAAAATTTGTGAAAGTGTTAAACTTAATACCGAATTATATTTAATTGAAGAACTATTCATAGGATATTGTTGATTAATATTTAGATTAACTCTTTCGAAAACATCAGGAATACCACCATTTTCAAAAATAGTAGAACTCATAGTTTTATTTGCAAATTCATCAAATAATTTACTATAAATTTTTTTAGTGGAATCATTATAAAATGTAGTAACATAACTACATACTAACATATTAAATTTTTGTAAAATACTTTTGTTATTAAATACAGAATAATCATTTAAATTAACTGGTATAATATTATTTAAAAATTTTACTTGTTTTGGTTCCCATGTTTTTGTATTAGGATTATATTTAGAAAATATATCTGTAAATAAACCACCTGAGCGGAAAATTGCTTGTCCATTACCATCATTAATTACTTGTCCATTATTAGTACCAAATTGAATTATTTTAAACATATCTACAAATCCACATAAAGGATTTTTATTTTTAAGATCTTCGCTTAGAGTAATAGTTAATTCATTATTAAAATCATCTAATGTAATAATTCCCTGTTGTTTTAAAATATCATAGTTTTCACTATTAGAATCATTTTTAATTAAAAAGTTTAATAATTGATCTTCAATAATATATAACCCATTTTCATATTGATTAATAATTTCTTTACATATTGAATTTCTAAATTTAGAAAGATTATATTTAATATTTTCTAAAAATAATTCTACTATATTTTGTAAATCACTATAATCAATAATAAATTTAGTATTTGATATCATTTTAATTTTTAATAAATTATTATCATTAAATAATTTATATAATTCATTAATTTTAAATAAATTATTAGTTGCATTACGTACATCATCCATATACTGAAGAACATCACTTGTAATATTTTCTAATAATTGTATAGGTGCTAAAACTAATTCATGAAATAATAAATATATATCTACATTATGTGCATTTACATTACTAGTTTGGTCAATTGCTGAAATAATTAATTCAAATTGTTCATCAATACTTTTAGTATTTTTAATTTGATTTTTACAATATTTAATTTTTTCATTAAATGATTTAGTAGATAATTGATTAATATCAATATTTTGATTACCAAATAATTCTTTATATATTTTTTGTCTAAATTCTTTAACCATTTTAATATCTGTAAATACTAATGCATCATTAGAATATTTATTAAATTGTTTGTCAACATACATACTACTTGGACCTTCTAATTGATATTCATTATTTTCATCTAAAATATCAAAATTTACATTATCTTCAAATTTAACATTACCTAAATGTTTTTGATATTTCTTTTTAATTTGATAGAATTCAGCAATATCTTTTTCTTTTAGAATACCATAACGTCGATTAATTTCAGCAACTAAATCTAATACAACAGTTTTAACTAATTTATCACTTGATACATTTTTAGCATAATGTTTATAAATATTATTTACTTCATATATAATACTTTTCATATTATTAAGATTATATATACCTTGATCAATATAACGAGATTCATCAAAAATACATTGAATTAATCCAGTCCATATTGTACCAATTTCTGGGATATATGCAATAATTTCTAAATCACTCATATTTTTATTTTGTGTTTCTTTATAATCTTTATTACCATTATAAAATATATGTTTATAAAATTCAACTAATAGTGGTAAACGTATATATAATTCTACAGCTTCTGGTATAATTTCATTGGATTGATTAGCACCTAATATAGTACGAACTGGGTTTTGCATAATGACTGATAATTTATTAGGTATTTTAAATAAAGTATATGTATCAATTACAGTAAAAATTTTACCAACCATAGCTTTAATTGCTAAAATAAAATATTTATCATCAATTATAAATATATCACGATTTGTTAATTTATTTTTAACTTTATTAATTAACACAATTTTTGCATTATCTCCTTGAATATTTTCAATTTCATTATCTAATTTTGCAACTACTGTTTTTTCAATTTCTTTATATATATCTAATGGTAAAACAATCGTTGTAAATACTACATTAAAAAATGATTCTGCATTACCCTTTTCTAATTCATATGAACCTTTATTTTGTAAACCTTGTGGATTCTCATTAATATTACCACCAGCTGTACCATATCCCATGCTAAAGGCACTTACCCAAATATATTTAACTAAATTTTTATATATAACATTAGGTGACATTAATAATTTAGAAGTTAATTTTTCATTTCCAAATTTTTCACCAATATGAACAAACATTGAAATAATATTTTTTAATGCAGATATTGAATCAATTGCTTTTTTACATTGTTCATATGCTTTTTTAATTCTATTACCTAAAATAGGTTTATTAAAATGGAATTTACTTAAATTTAATGATGATTGAATAATATCATCAATATTAGCAAATTCATTAATATCTACATTAATTTCAGTATCTAATAATTCAGATAAATTATCTACTGATTTATTATTAAACCATTTTGCTATAATTTCAGTTTGTTCTAACATTTTATTTAAATCCATAATTGCTTCAGGATTTGCAGATAAAACTTCAGTAAAGTTCATTAAATATAAATCAATAGCTTCAATAGTTTTATATAAAGATTCTTTTGCTTCATATTGAATTTTATAAATATTTTCAACTAATCCACGTGGTAAATAATCATCATCTTTTGGAGTTTTATTTTTATTATAATCTTCTAATAAAAATCCACGTCCTCTAGTTTTATCATTTAATCTATCTACACTTTCAACATATTCTTTATTTAATTCAGATAATTTTAAACCAATAGATTTTCCTAATAATTTATCATAGTCTTCTTGATTTGCTTTATGTTCACTATTCATATGTAATAAATTTTGTTTAATACTAGAAACTTTTCCAAAGAATGTTAATTTTTTAATACTATTTTTTATAAGTTTAATATTATTAATTGAAAATGAAACATCTAATAATTTATCTGACCAAACAAATTCTTCATTTGAACCAGTTTTTTGACCTTCTGATTTTTGTAAATTTAATACTGTATCTGAATAAGTATCAATATTTTCTTTAAGAGATTTTAAATTTTTTGAAATATCACTAAAAACTTTATAATTTTTTAAGGTATCGCATGATGTAATAATAGTATTTAAATTATCATGAAAACGTGATTTTGCTTCTTTACCAGAAATAGTTGAATCTAAATTAATTAAAGCATAAAATATTTTTTCATTATCTAAAGTTTCATTTAACCCAGCAAACATTTTAATAAATTTTTGTAAATCTTCATCATAACTAATTTCACTACCTACTTTATTAGATAAATGATCAAGTAAATTTGATAATTCTTTAAAGTTTGAATTTACTTGATTCATAAAAGATTTAAAAAGTTCTTTCATCGTTTCTTCATAAGTTTTAACTCTTTTAGCTAATGCCGATTTTGTTCGTGGTTTAGAAATTCTACCAATTTCTTTAGTATAATCACCACCTTCAAAAGTTTCACCTTCATTATCAAAGAAAGCATCAACAGATTCAGTATCTAATGATCCTTCAAAAGTTTCACCTTCATTGTCAAAGAAACCATCAACAGATTCAGTATCTAATGATCCTTCAAAAGTTTCACCTTCATTATCAAAGAAAGATTCAGTATCTTCTTGACCACCTTTTTTAGATACATCACAATTTTTAGAATTTTCTAAACATTTAACAATACGATCATGAGAAATATGGTTATTTTTTAAAACTTTAATTGCTTTCATAATATCATTTAATTCATTTACTTTTTTACCTTTTACGTTTTTCATAACCGATGCAATTTTTGATTCTAAGGTTTTAACATCTTTTACATTACTATATTCTTTTAATGAAATATTTAAAGTTTTTAAAGCTACTTTAACATTTTCAGCAGCTAATCCTAATTGAGAAATATTTGTAAAAACTAAAGCTAAACGATCACTAGCTTCTTCAGTATTATAACTAGTTCCTAAAGTTTCAGCTAAGTTAGTAAAATTTTTATTTTTTTTAAGTAATTCCATTAAACTTTCTTTAGTTGGTTTAACATTAACTTTAATTAAATTTTGTAAAAGAATTAATTGACGATCAATTTCTTTTAATAAAGCTTCTTGAACTTCAGTAATTACTTTAGCTTCTGATTTATTATCATCTACTAAATTAGATAATTTATTTAACCCTTTTTTTAAAAATACTTGTAAAGAATGTAAGGTTGTAATTTTATCATTAATAGCATTAGAAATATTTCCATATTCATTATTTAATTTAGAAATACCATCATGTAATAATCGTAAAACTTTAACTTCTGTACTTTTATCAGCACCACCTGTAAATTCTTCATTATCAGAAAATGCTGATAAACTTTCTTCTAAAGAACCAACTAAAGTTTCTTGTAAATTAGCATCTACTGAAAAAGTACCTCCATAAAATTCTAATTGATTATCTGAATTAACATCAACATAAGATTCTGGATTTGGAATATCTTCTGCTCCTTTAAATCCTGCATTACCAATAAGAGTACTGATTTCTCGTACTACTTCATTAATATTGTTACTCGATTGTTGAACATTTTCATTAAATACTGGTGTTACATTACTAGTTACTGGTTCAGTTGGTTTACTATGCCCGAGACCCATTTTAGAATTACGATTTAATATACAAAACTAATTTTTTTTGATTATATATAAAATAATAAATATAATAATTTTTAATTATTAATTTTATAAAATAATTATATTAATTATTTATTTTTTTTTATAAAAAAAATAAAATAGTTATTTTTTGATTAATAAAAAATAAAAATAAAAATAAATATTATAATTTAAGATAAATAATTAATTATTTTTTAATAAAATATATTTTAATATTTTTTGTATTAATTAAAAAAAATATTAAAATTTATAAAATCTAAAATAATTAATATATTTATCTTATTATCTATTATTTTGAATAATTATTAAATAATTTATTTTTTTTTTTATAAATTAATATTTGATAATATATAATTTAAATATAATATAATTAATATTGATAATAACTAAAATTTGAAAATGGGTTCTAAACAAAAGTATTGTAATTTATATGCCTTTGTAAAAAAAAATAATAAAGATTTATTTTCTTTAATTGATGATCTATGTTCGGAAAATTTATTTAAACAACGTTATCCACTTACATTTTTAAATCCTAGTAAAGATTTAGTAAAAAAATTAGAAAAATTAGTAGATAGTGGTGAACAAGAAAAAGGATTAGAAAAATTAAAAAGTTTATTTATTTATGGTAAACACGATACCTTAAATAAAGAATTAATTTCTTATAATAAAAAAAAAATAACTAATGTTGCTGATCTTGGTAAATTAAAAAAAACATCTAATTTTAATCAATGGGAAGGTCGTGATACTATGTCTGTATTCGATTATAATTTATCTGATTTCCCAAAAGAAGGATCTGATATTGAAAAACCTCCAATTACTAAAAAAGGAACATCTGAACATAATTTACGAGTTAAATATACTCATGAATTAGTTGAAAATTATTTAAGTTCCGAAAATTTAAAACCAATTATTTATAAATTAAATTCTTTATTAAAATTTGTTCAAAAGCATGATGACAAAACTTTTGAAAATGTTAAATTATTATTAGATTCATCTCCAATTGTTAGTTGGTATATTATGGTTCAACCAACAAAAAGTAATAATAAACATATTTCAGATGATTTATTTAATGAATGGGCCAATACAGTGGGCAAACAAGTATTACCAGAAACTACTACTTTATATGAATTATTAAATAGTAATGATTATGAAAATAAAAAACTTAAAGATATTTCTAATAAACGTAAATCTATTAAAGAAGTTGGACTTGAAGATACTTTAAAAGAAATCCATGCAGCTTATGATAATGATTATCATAAAATGTTAGAAGATGAATTACGATTTCGTTTTAGTGATGAAGAAGAATTATCTCGTGAACACGTTGTTGAATTAAATTTAGTTGATTGGGATAATCCAAAAAATAGTTTAATTTTATTAAATCGTTTACCAAAATCAAGTATTTTACGATCTGAAATTATGAATATTATTAAAGAATTCTTAAAAACTAATGCATTTTTATATACTCCATATAATCAAAATGTTATTGAAAAAATTAAAAATAGTTTTTCTGGTGCTGGTTATGGGTCTGCTTCTAAATTTACATTTATTGGATCTAATACAAGAAAATGTGTTGAAAATGAATCTTTAAATATTGAAGCATTTATTCAAGGATTAACCGAAGATCAAAAAAAAGAAGCATGCAAACATTTAGCTGGTTATATGGCTACAGTTGCAGAAACTTTTGAAAATTAATTATTAATAGATGAATATAATAATGAATCATAATTTACATTAGTGATTAAAATTCTTCTACAACAATAATTTTTAATATTTAATAATTCAAAAATATCATTTAATTTAATATCAACTAAATTATCAATTTCAATTTGAGAAGGATTATAATTATCCTTATATATTTTTTTTAACTCTTCACTATAAATTTCATTTTTTAATAGTTCATATAATGAATAAAATTCAGCAACAGAAGTATTGCAAGTTGGACATCTAATTAATGGATACATTATATTCTTTATTTATATATATATTTAGTTATATTAAAATCAATTTTAAATAAAAAAAAAATTGAATTTACATTTTAAGATAAATAATATAATAAGTATACAATATCTTAATAAACTTAACAAATTAACTTTTAATAATGAATCAATCAATTCTTTACCCAGAAGATGTTATTAAAGCATATAAAACTCATGGAGATAATTTTATCATCATTGATTTTACAACAATTAAAGAAAATCAAGCAAAAACAGTTAAATATTGCCAATTAAAAATTAAAAAAGAAAATGGACATGAAGTTGTCCCAATCATTAAATTAATTAATTTAACAGTAGCAGGTAAAATTAAAGTTCCAAGTGAACGTGAATTTGAACAATTAAAAGTAGCATTAAGAAAAGAAGATTTAAACAATGCAGAATCAAAATTTGGTGAAGCAATGGAATTAATTTGTAATACTTTTACAAAAAAAGTTAAAGAAATGAAGTCTAATGGTTTAATTAATGATGATGAAGATGATGATAATAATAATAAAAATACTATCATTGTTCCTAATTGTAAACCACAAACTCCATTACAAAAAAAAGCAAAAGGAAAGGATAATGCTAATGTAAATTTAGATAATCCTATGATTTGGCTTGGCTTAAACTTTAAAAGATATACAGCAGATGAAGAAAAACAATTACAAATTTTAGATAATCTTACATATAAAAGAGATAATAAACCATTTTATCTTAAAGATTTTGATCTAAGTATTTATGATCTTGAAAATGTTGTAAATAAAAAACCACAAATGGCTATTGATGAAACTCAACAATTAATGAATAATGGAAACATTCATAAATTTATTACTGTTAACAGTTTAATCAGTGGAACTATTTATATGCAAGTAGTAATGTCTAAACAATCTTTTAATCTAAATACAAAACTATCAAAAAATTTATATGTTAAATCAAATAAAAATAATTCAAGTAATGGAAATCATATGTTTGATGATAATGAATTTGAATTAATGATGGGTAGTGCTAAACCAACTACAGAATCTACTAATACTCAAAAACAATCATCTGAAGATGATGAAGAAGAATATGAAGTAGAATATGTAACTGATGATGAAGAAGATTCAAATGATATTGATAAAAAATTAGATAATCTAAAATTTAATTAAATTTCAGATGTATAAGAATATATATGAATATTATTTTTAATTTCATTTGAACCCTTTTTATTTTT